CTTCAGTTATGTCCACAATTTTAGAATAAACTTCAGTAGTATATTCTCCCGAAGTACCGATACCACCATGGGGATCCCAGTTAACCATAATTCGACATCCGTTTCTTCAGTTATGTCCACAATTTTAGAATAAACTTCAGTAGTATATTCTCCCGAAGTACCGATACCACCATGGGGATCCCAGTTAACCATAATTCGACCTCTATGATATTTAGTGCAAATAAATTTAAATCTAAATATTATATCTCCTCTCCAATATGTAAAATATCTACACAAATGGGACATAGGAGTACCCCAAAAAAGGGTAGCAGCTGGTACAGACTCTGCACGCAACAAATTTGGTCCAACTTTAGCATAAAATAGACCAGTATTTTGAGCATCTGTAGAATTCCACGTAGATTCACGTAGAAAAGATTCTCTAGTGATAAAAGATTTAATAGTGAGTTCATCCCCCACATCAACACCAGTAATCTTAGGATCAATAGATAATTCATTTTTTGAATCTAAAGTTAATTTTTCCACAGGGGTACCTATATCTGTTGAAGCTAAATTCGGGAAAGGTTTACTATAAAAGGGTCTTACATCTTCAATCACAGGAACATTGGTATAACCAAATAATGCTGCAATATCAGCTACAGCACCTGCAGCAAAACTAGTTGCCGTAGCAAAAGGTCCAATGATTGGTACGTCTTTTAATTTCCCAGCAACTCGCGCTATAGCAGAAGCAGGTTTAGAAATCATTCCACTGCTATACTCATCATCTGCAGGAGAATGAGCCAAAATACTTTTACCTCGCATCTTTTTTGAACCGGATTGTACAGCAAGATCTATAGTTGGTCCAGCAACTTCAATATCTTCTGCCCAAGCATAAACTTTAATATTTATAGAGTCAGTTGTTAATCCGTTAGCATTTTTCAATGTACTAAAACTATTAAGTGATATCGTGCCCATATCTTGTAGATCTTGTGAACTTGTTGCATTCAACCAATTTTTGTGATATAAAAAAGGTAGAGTAAAATCACCACCTTGACTATCTTGGGGATAAAGATAAATGTGTGGTCTTTGTGAGAGACTAACATTTTCAAGTCTATTAGAAGCAGATAACACTATAGGCGCAGGATTAAAACTCGTTAAAGGCTGGTATGAAACAAGACAACATCCATAATAAAATGGTGAAGCATTAATCACAAATTTAATATGCAAATTGCATCGTAACATGTAATAATTATCTAATTTACGCTTAATTGAAGCTTTATTGAAAAATAGATGCCATGGTTTAAAACTATTAGATGCAATATCTATAGTATCACCAATTGTCCAAGTTTTAGCGTATATCTGCACAGGTCTTTTAAGATAATCACCAAGATCAACATTTAGAGATGTATCAACTTTTGTATATGCCATAGGATGAGGTATGTCTGCAATAACATTATTTTCAAGATCGGTGAACCCAACATTTTGTTGCTGATTTTCAGAAGAATCTGGTGTGGGATCCATATCTATTCCTTCACCTGATTGAGGTGTTAAATGTTCAAGAAAACCCTTATACCATTCATGATCCCAAGTATGGCAGCAATAATCTGCAAGGTTTTCAGAAACCTCTGTAAAAATTCTGTCATTTTCACAATGAGCTTTAAAAGGCGTGATAAGCCCATCCTCATAATCATTTTCAACTTGTCTAATTTTTTCAAAGAAATGTAGTAAAACTTTTTTGATTTGTGAAGAGTAAAGCCCCTCAGTCTGTTTTTTATAGTTCGATAGAAACATAGTGTTATAGTCCAACTGTCCCACGACTTTACCGCATTAGCAAACTTACAGTCATAAGTCTCAGTTGAGAAATCCTCACTCTTTAGCGAAACATATTTCTCCTTTCCTCGTGGACACAAGTGCTACACTTGTGAGTTTGATATTTAATATTCAAGTATTTGTAGAGGACGATACTACAAACATTTTAATAGCTATAAATAAATAAAAAAGCTATAGCATTTGCCAATTACACATGTCTACCAAAGTAATAGTCGAACGTTACTGTTTGTCTTGAAGCTAATTCAAAACATTTACAAAGTTCTTCATGCGTCAAAAATGTGGATTGCTCCACATATAAATCCCAACCTAGTTGAGACACAAGTTTTTTAAAGAGTTCTAATTTCTTATTATAAGTTTCCTTACCATAGAAAAAATATTCTCTGAGTGCTGAGGTTATTACAGAAATACCTTGCACTTCTTCACAGACAGATTTTGATCTTGTCCATGTCATGAGCATTTTCTCGATAGATTCATGCTCTAAGGGGGCTAAAAAACAGTTTAGCGTACTGTCAAATTTCCATGTACGTTTTAAAAAAGATGCATCTTTCATTTTGATGTATGGAATACTATCAGCATCTTTATCCGCCATGGTATATATTATATCTAATTCTGCAAACGTTGTTTGTACTGATGTGTGGTTAAACCAGTCTAATCCTTCTTTAACTGACATAATATTATCATCACCATAAGTCATAAGACTCACGTTTTCTTTAAATTTAAGAGGTTCACCTTTGTGACACTTTTCCTCTAATGTAAAGAAATTATATCTCATTCGTAAGCTATTAACGATTCCATTAATTACAACTGTAAGAGGATGTCCTGATGGATTTGATCCATATAATAGAACAAGATCTCCGTTATAATCAACTAAAGCATATGCAGTATCATGAGCTATTCCACGTATAATTGTTATTTCATCAGGAGTGTAATTTCCTGACAATTTACAAAAATGGATTATAACATCAAAAGCTGCT